GTTACTTACCACACTTGCGCTAGTTGCTCAACATTTGCCAAGTGTGACAACTAGCTGTGTCAACTGCTGTGAATTTCACAAACGCAAAAGAGAAAAAGGCGAGGGTCGGAATCGAACCGACGCTTTTGCTCCTCCCTTCTGACACAGAGAAAAAACGCAAAAAGTTTGCGCTAATTGCCCCTTTTCGACGTATAACTAGCTGTGTCAATTATCCCCGCCACATGGCTTCCCTGACCACTCTGCCAAACTCGCCGTTCTGGCTGGCCCGTATGCGCGTGTGGGTTGTCGCCCCCGAGCATCCCCTCGGCGGCTTCTACCGCCAGACGTGCCGGTCCACGAAGCTGCCGAAAACATCCGCCCGCCGCACAGCCCAGCGGGTCGCCAATGAGATGGAGCAAACGGCCCGCGAATTGCGCACAGCGACCCCAGACGCGGCTTGGTTTGCCTCCCGGCTCGAATCCCTCATGCGCTCGGCTGGCGTGTCTAGCGCCCGCCGTAAGACCACGTGGACGGCCGCCGCGGCCGGTTGGCTGGCGGCCAAGGATGTTCGGCCCCGGTCCATCGAACGCTACAAGAGCGACATCGAGCATTTCTGCGCCTTTCTCGGCGTCCGTGCCGGGCACGACTTGGAATCAGTCACGCCGGAAGACGTTGCCGAGTTCTACCATGGGTTGCAGGCGGACGGCCTTTCGGCCAACTCGGCGCGCGCCGTGACTAAGACGGTGCGGTCGGTCTTGGATCGGGCGCACGTTCTGCGGCTCATCTCGTCGAACCCTGCCAAGCTGCTTCGTATGGCCGCCGGGCCAGACAGTTCCCGCCAGCCGTTCACCCGGCAGGAGGTTGCCGCACTGCTGGCATGGCTCGACAGTCAGGAGTTGAAGGAATGGCGCGCGGCCTGCCTGTTCGGGCTGTATTTCGGGCTCCGCGTGCAAGATGCCGTCTCCCGGTCATTCGAGGAGGTCCGCGACATCGACGGCCTTCGGGTCATCGCCTTTGTCCCGATGAAAAAGACCCGCCGCGGCAAGACGATCATGCTGCCGCTCGTGGGCGAGTTGGCTGACTTGAAGGGTAAAGGCTTCATCACGCCAAAGCTGGCCAAGCGGCGGCACCTTGCCAGCAAGGATTTTTCCGCACTGCTTGAGCGGTCGCCCATCGAGCGTGACCTTGCCCGCCGGGGCGGTCGGCGGAAGATTGCGGCCAAGTCGTTTCACTCATTCCGGCACACGGCCGCCAGTTGGATGGTTGACGCGGGCGTTGACCAGAGGGTCAGGCAAATGGTCTGCGACCACGAAAACGCCAAGGTGGCGGCGGGCTATACGCACGCCAGCGTTGAGACGATGGCCAAGGCGATTAAGAAGGCGTGTAGGCTTTAGCGTCCCCGCACCCGCTTGCCGGTCGCAAGCTCGCCACCCTGCTGCTCCGATACCCATTGGCAAACCCGAGCAATGGCGTTGGCTGTGTCCGCGACGGTCTTTTCATCCAATGCCCAGCACGCGGCATGCAAAACCTCGTGGGCGATTAGCTCGACCCCCCGGCACCTCAGTTGCTCCCGGTCAAGCCGGATGGTCTTGCGGGTCTTGTCGCACGTGCCCGCGTTCGTCTTGTCGGTCGGGCTGGCCAGAAGCACGCGCCACCGCTCGCCATGGGCAATGATGAACGTGCGCGACTTCATTTCTTCACCCGGTAATGCGGCACCTGCTGTGCGTTGTTGCCACAAAGGATGCGGAAAACCCGCGCTTCGATAACCCCCGAATCCTGCCCCCGGCGCAAGTATGTCTTGGCCTGCGTGCTGCTAATCCCCCTTGCCTTGGCAAACTGTCGCCTTGTGAACCATCCCGGCGGCACCGCGTCAGTCAATGCCTTTGCCGATGCCGAGGCCAGCACGGCGCAAAACTCCCCCATGGCGGCAGATACGGAAGCCGTTATTGCACCCGCCGTGATTTTAGAGCATCTCGATTTCATCCTGCGGCGGGCTGAAAAACAACTTGTGGACGGCGGGCAACCTGCCGGGGCGTTGGCCGCGATGGTCAAGCACAAGCGCGCCGGGGCGTGGAATGGAGTTCGGGACGACCTTGCGTCCGTGACGGGTCAGCATTTGCCATGCAGGGCTAACCGCGAGCAACGTCTTCCCGTCATCGAATGATCCGCCACAATGCCGGTGGCCACGCAAGAAAACATCGGCGGGCCGGTGGCCTGCGCGAAGCTGGTTCAAGAGCGCGTTGCCCATCTCGATACTCATGGCCGAGGCTTCGAGGTAGGCCCGCGAGGTGACGCCAATGTGATGCGTCATGTTGTAGGTAACCCCGTTTATTTTCCACCATTGCCACGGCTTGCAGTCGCCCTTGTCCCATATTTTGCAAAGCTCATGCTCGGCGTCGTGCGTGTGGCACTCGGTCCCCTCAGTCAACTTGACGGCAGCGGCACGCCCTACGTGTGGGGCGAGAATTTCGGCCGCAATCTCTAAATGCTCGCGGGTCTTCTGCGCGATAAGCTCTTTGCCGCCGTGATGCACCCCCTCGGTCATGTCACCGTTCAGCGCTAAGACAAACGGGTCGCCGTTGAGGATAGCGTTGATTTCCTTCCAGACCTCGCGCCAGCATGACCAAAGCCATTTTTGCGCGGCGTTCTTGCCATGGGTCAGGACGTTGCCAGAGTTCAGCATGAAGCGCGGAGGCATCAGGCCGACGATTGAACCGCAATGAATGTCTGAAAGAACAACGACAACCTGCGGAAATGCGTTTTTCATGGAGTTGTCAGAGCCGGTGAACGACCGGCAGGCCGGAGAACCCGCAGGCTTCTCGAAGCTGCTGCATAGGGAAGGCGGGGCCGGGGTCGTTCTTGCGCTCGGGCGCAATGCAATCGTGGCCGGTGATGTCGTCTAGGTTGTAGCGGTCAATGAGTGCCTGAACCAACTTGGTGCAAGCGGCCAGTTGCGCCATTGGGTAAGCCTCCCACGTTTCGAGCGGCCCGCCGTTGCGATGGTTGGCCTCGACCAACGGCAGCTTGCTCCACTTCTTTGCCAGTCGAACGTCATCCCCGGCGTTGGCAAGCTCGATCCCGATTGAACAAGCGTTCATCCCGTCGAACAGTCGCTTGGTTTTCGGGTCACGCCAGCGGCTTTTGCCAGCGTGGCCGCAGGTTCGGTTGAATGCGCGTATCTGAGTAACTTTGCCGTCGCGGTCAATGATGACGTGGGCGAGCGCGCCCTTGGCCTCGGGCGACTTCCAGAAGTTAATGCTGCTCTGTGCCGTGGCCCCACTGGTGAAATGGATCACGGCCGCCCGACGCACCGGCATTGCCGAACCGCCGGGAATCTCGTCCCGGCGGACGTTCTCTAGCCAGTGGTCGGGCGCGACGATCATTTCTTGATGAGTTTCGCCAGCATGTCCGTGACCGTCTTGGTCGTGATCGGGCCGGGGATGCCGTCAACCGCGATGGCGTTTTGGCCGTAGGCAATTTGCGGCACGGCGTTTTGCACCTCTTTGGCGGCGGCTTGGATGGCCTCGACGCCTTCGGTCTGCGCCTTGTTCGTGTAGGCGTTGACCAGCGTCATAATGAGCCCCCAGACAAAGCCGGTGACGGCCACCTGATCGACTTGTGACGCAAGCTCGGGCGAGAGGGCGGCCAACTGGGAAACGCCCCAGGCGATGCCAGCGGCAATAATGGGAGTGATGATCCCGCCAGCGCGGGAAACGAGTAGTGCGAGGATTTGATTCATGGTCTTACTTGGTTGTGGTTGAAGCCGGAAGCGGCTTGTCGTTGATGGAAAGCTGATTCGGCACGTAGCCGACTTGAATCGTGACCGTGCCAAGTTCGCCCATGCGGTCGCCGCTTGGCGGGATAGGGATGGCGCACCCGGCCAGAAGGAAAAGCATGGCGATGGTGAAGACCAGTGTTGCGACCACGAAAAGCGCGGCCATGGCTTCTAGGGATGGGTGTTTGGGTGTGTTCATTCGTCGTCAATGTCTCCGATTTCAGCGTGGGTGTGCCCCGCCTTGCGGCGGAGGGCGCGAAGATGCTCCAAGATTTTCTGATGGCGCAAAGCGTCGGCGTTGGCCATTGCGTTGAGGGCTGCCACGGCAGCGGCAATGTTGGCGTTCATGCCAAGCAGAATCTCTTTGATTCCCTGATGGTCGTATTTGCAGGCTTGGGCCTGCTCTAAGACCATGGATTGCCGCTGCTCCTTATCCAGCTTTGGCGCGGGCAGCTTGCTTTCAATCCACTTGGTCAAAAGAGTGCTGGCGGCGGTCAAAAGCATCAAAAGAAAGCCCCCTATGGCCGCGATGGCCACAAGATGCCCCAAGGTAATGTTCATGCTTCCAGCGTCGTTCATTTCATCGGGCTTCTATTGGTTAGGGTTCTGGCGAAGGTTCGGGCAGAGGCACAAGCGCAACCGCACCCGTCTGCGGATCAATGGTGAACTCGCGCCCCGGCTGAGTTTGCACGCTTGCTGTGCCACCGAGGGCGACCATGCCTTGATTCAGCGCGCCTCCGACACCCTGCTCTCCCACCAATGCGGCAAGCTGTGAGATGCGTTCCGCACCCAGCGAGGCCAACAGTGGGCCGAGCCTGTCATCACTAAGGCTCCAAACGGAGCTTGCTCGATTGAGGGCATCAGCAAAATTGCGTGCGTGGAACAATGCCGCTTCGATGTTTCGGGCAAATTCGGCACGATCTTGTTCAAGTTGAGTTAGGAGGTTCATAGTTTTAGGGCCAGAGCTTTGTGAGAATTACCGTGCTGCCTTGGAGGAGTGTGCAAACATCAGCGTTGTTTGATAGTGGATACCAACGATAGTATGCTGTGTTGGTATTGGTTCCTGAGTAGAACAAGGCAGTTCCAGCAACCCACACGTTTGTTGTTGAGCTACTTCCAGTGGAAACAAACTGTATCAATGACGAGTTCGTGTTTGCTGTGATGGCCGTCAACGTGCCAGTTTGTGCCTGCGCCCATCCGTATCGCTGCACCACAGTGGACGAACTATAATTGGTGGCAAAAGCAAACCCATGCCCAAACTGCGCGTTTGTGCTGGTTTGAAACCCAATAATGTATTCAACCCGATAAGTGCTGCTTGCGTCAATCGCCCAAGACCCCATTTGTGTGTCATTGTTTGACGGTTGATTAGCTTGGTTAAAATTCCAGTTCGTCTTTGACTGATTGTTAGTTGTTCCTCTGGCGACAACGCGCTTCGCCACCCACGCCGAACCCCCAGCCCCGTCAGCTTCCGGCATGGCCCCCTGCGCGGAATTGCCAGATGCAATATTTGCCGACGCGCTGACCACACCATTCGTTGTCACCCTCAGGTTTTGCGGGGTTGCGTTAGTGAGGGTGGAGAAAACGACGTTGCTGTAAAACGTCACGGGCGCACCTGAGAAGCTCCAGTTGCCAAAAAAACTAGCCGCTTCAAAGTCTAGCTCCGCACCACTCACGTTATTGGACATTGAGCTATGGAAAAAGATCGTTCCTTCGCTGTCCGCGTTGAGCAAGCTGATACCGTTTGTGAACGTCACCGGATTCCCGTTCGTGATGCCCGTCACAACGCGGTTGCTCGCATCAAGCCCAAGGTCGCGCTCGATCTGTGCCGGAGAAGATGCCGCAAAACCGAGAAGCATCAGAAGCGGGAGAAGCGTGCGGACAAGTTGGCGGTCGTTGCCCATTGTGAACCGCACCCGCTCCCCGAGACTGTTGCGAAAAATGATGCCCTTGGTCGCGTCAATGATTTCGAGGTCATCCGATAGAGTGCCGGGGAACGCGCCGATAAATTGCCAGTCGGCGGCGGCTCCTGCATTGGCCACGCGCTGATAAAGTCCCGCGCTCTTGTAGTTGACCAGCCAGACCCCGCTAGGGCCGAGACAGAGATAAGTGCTGCCGATGGCAGGCGTGCCAAGTGTGATAGGCAAGTCGGCAGGCGTAGCAACCTCGCCGTCGATGACCGCGCTCCCCCCTGATCCCACAAGGTCAAGCTGGCCAGTGATAGGGTTGAAGTCGAAGGCCATGACTTAGGTCCAATAAATGTCGTCTACCTCGTCGCCGTTCCACCGGATGTTTTTGGTAGCAAGAAGCGTCCCGGTCTGTGTCGTGGTGTTGTAGACAGAAAAGTATTCGATGGCCGTGACCTTGCCGCCCGAGTAGGTGAACTTCTCGGCCACGGCTCCCGCGGGCTTGTCGGCAGAAAGAAGCGCGGGTTTGCCGTCCGGCCCCTGCGCGACAGCGATAACCTGACTGACAATCCGGTTGTGGTCTTGAATGCGGACGGTACTCATGGCTTTTGTTCAGTAGGCGAGCTTTGAGCAAATAAAGCATCAAGCGCCGATAGGAGTTTTCCCGTGGCAAATTCAATTAGCAGTCCGTTGCCGCTGGCTCTGGCCGCGGCATACGCTTCGATTAACTGGGCGAGTTGTTGCTTGCTCATGTTGCAATCAGTCCAATGGTGCGAAGTTTTCCAAGAAGTGCGTTCAACTGAGTAATTACGCTCGGTGCATCTGTGGCATCCGCAACGGCAGTCGGCTGCTGCACTTGTGTTGCGCCCCAGAATCCAATTTTTTGCAGGTAGTTCGTTCCGATTTTCATTCCGTTCGTTGTGGTTGTGGCAATGTTTTGACCGTCAAGCGTGATGGCCGCACCCGAGAACGTATTGCTCGAAGAGAAGTTGATGCCGTTAGTCGCTGTGACGCCACTGAAGGACATTGCCGATCCGGTGCAAGTCACAGAACTGGCAAGCAGCAAATTAGCAAACGTCCCGCCAGAAATGCGGACAGCCTGATCGAGCGAGAATGATTCAAAGCTGATTCCCCGGCTGGCTGAACCGGATGAAAACTGAATGCCCGTTCCATCGGCGCGAAGGGCCGAGGAGCTAAACACGATGCCCCGGTAAAACGCTGCATCCCCATAAGATTGAAATTGAATTCCGCGACCATTCTTGTTGCCTGTGCCATCCGTTCCCCCGGCTCCGCTTCCAGAAACAAGGACGCCAATATTCATCGTGTCCTCTGTGCTGAGAACGGTTGCGGTGATATTGCTACCCGTGCCGGTGGCATTGGCGGAAATTGTCAAAGACGAAGGGTTGCCAAACCCCGCCACAATCATCGTCGCTGTTGCTGTTGCGCTTGATCCAGAGCCGCCCGTCAGCGATAGCGTTCCAGAGGGGTTCACGGTGTAATTTCCACCGTCAGTAACAAGCAGTGCGGTAATTGCGCCACTGCTTACCGATAAAACTTTTGCTTGCGCGGCATAGGTGCTGGTTCCTCCCGAAAGCGTGACCGTGTCCCCGACAACGTAACCTGATCCGCCCGAAACAATATCCAACGCTGAAACCTCGTTCCCCGTTGCGGTCTTTGCGCTTTTTGTCACCGACACAATGGTTGCCCCGCTCGGGATGTTTGTTCCGCTGATAGGGTCACCAACGCAAAAGCGCGATCCTTTCAAGAGAACTTCGGCAACGGTCAGCACTGCGCTCCCGCTGGTCGTTGTCACGCTCGCGCTTGATGCCCATTGTCCGGACAGGGTTTCAATCGCATGACCGTCCCCGCCCGCACCGAACTGCCGCACCGCGAAACCGGCACCGCGAACAAGCCAACCCTGAGACACGGCATCGACGTTTGTCATCGGCATTGTGCCGGGGTTTGTTAGCCATGACTGCACCCCCCATTTGTAGTTACGTGACGCGCTTCCAAGTTCGTCATAGTGTCCGCCGAGCGAAATAATTGCGTTCTTTGGAGTGCTGCGGCCATACGTGGGATCGGTCAAAACATCCCAACCAGATTCGGAGATGGCCAATTTCCCAACGGCCAAAAATCCGCGGGTGTAGTCAATGACCTCGTCGTCTACCAGAAATGAACCCGTGGCGGACTTGACTCCAGAAATGGCTTTCCAGTTGTTCCATGCGGTTTCATCGTCGGCAATGCCGTCCCCCACCGCACCAAAGTCCTTGACCGAGACAACTTCCCGCAACTTTGCCTGCACGGTCGTTGCGGTCGCTCCTGTGCCGCTGGCAATATGGGCAATTCCAGCCGAGTTTCCGCTTGATGCGGCGGCAATCGTGTTGATGGCGGTGACCGCGGCGTCAATCTGTGCCAGCGTGCTGCCTGAGACGGCTACGGCTCCGGCTGAACCAAAACCCATCGCACGGCTTGCGCGGGACTGTGCGGCGGGCAAGACCGTGGCGGTTGTTTCGCCCTCGGGAATCTTGACCGCGCGGTCGGCGGCACGGTCAAGCTGCTGCGCAATCATCGTCAGCTTGTCGAGGGCGCGCTCGTGTGATGCCGCCGGGAAGTCCCCGCCCTCCTCGTAGCTGGTCGCTTGCGTGGCGGGCACCTCGCGGTAAATGAGCAACGTCGACGTGGTCGGCACGGCGGTTGATGTCCGCACGGTGCCGCCGGTGGACACTCCCGCGCCCGTGTGGTTGGTCAGCGTGATTGATGTTTCCGCACCGGCCGAGTCAACCGCGACGGCCGCAAGGTGCGAGTTTTCGAGGAAAACAAAAGGCACCGCGTAGGCCGTGCTAGTCGAGTTGTTGCCCGCGTAGCTGATTCGTGATGTCTCAGAATTTACGGCCATGTGTTTTGACTAATCCCAGTTGAAAGTTGGTCAAGCGTCATTCTGGTGGTTTATTCTTCCGGCCCGAGTTGCGCGTCGGCCACTTGAAAAAGGTCTTTCACGAGGTTGCTGATTGATGCCGCCCCGGCAATCTGGTCGTTGAACAAGCCCATGGCGGCCAGCACGGCGTTGACATCGCGGGCCACCTCGCCCCAGTCGGCTTCTCCCTCGATCAAATCAACCATCGTGTCAGGCGAGCGGCGGACGGCTGACACAGCGCGGCCGATGTCGAACGTGCCGCCATTTGGCTGCCAGACCCCGAGGGATTGCCCGACCGCGCGCCCGGCAACGTCCCCGAGCACGGGGATGCCGTAAAGCGGTTCAGACACAAGCGCTGCGGCAAAGTTCTCCCAGCGCCAATTTTTCTCGTCAAAGATTTCCTCGTCATCGTCATCCCGCAAGTCGCGGAATGCTGCGCGGATGACCGAGGACATTAGCCCGTTAAGGACTAGGACATAGAAAACGGCTTTTGCCGCCTGCCGCGGCGTGCGGCTTGTGGCAGCAAAAGCCGACATTCCAAAGTTCTTGCGGGCCTCGGAAGCAAATGCCCATGCGGCACGTGCCAGCGGGTTGGTCGCGGTCAACTCGTAAACCGATCTCGCCCCGGCACGTGTCGGCTGGGCAATCTCGTCAGTGATCCGCTCGGCCTCGGCCCGCGCTTGCTCCTCGCTGGCCCCTTGGCTGCGCTGGTAGTCGTAGACCATGGCATAGGTGCCCGCGGTGAAAATGCCGTCAAATCCGCTCAAGAGTGACCCTAGCCGCCGGGCGGCTTCCTTGATCTTGGTCGGCTCGCTGGCGTTTAGTCCCTGCATAGCTAGTTGCACTTGCGGCGGCATCTGCGCAATCCTGCGCTGAATGTATGGCGAGTTGATAGCCTCGCCCCATGACAGGTTGCCCGAGAGTAGCCGCCCCAGCCGTGACAGGTAGGCACCGACCGGCATCTTGGCGGATGCGGCGGCAAGCTGGGTCGATTGCAGAGCGAGCGTCGAGACGCGGCCGAAAAGCGCGGTTGTAGCGAATCGGTTCAACATCCTGTTGAAAAAGCCCGTGATGGCCAAATGACTCGCCGCGTCTCTAGCCCCGCCCTCGTTGAAGTATTGCAACCACGTGCCAAGCGTCTTGTTGGCCTCGGTGCCCGCCTTGGCGTCGATGGCGTTGCGAATGTCGCGATGGTTCAGCACGCTGGCCATGTCGGCATTGAACTCGGCAAACGCCTTCCAATGCTCCATTTGCATCATGTGGGCCATGTAGGTTTGCACGGCATCCTGAAAACGCGGCTCGGCCACGTTGCCGCCGCGTGACTTGAGCGCGCCGGGGCTGCGGGCACCCGCGGCAAAGGCCGCACCTGTTACCGGGTCAACCCCGGCCTGCCCGCCGCTGATAAGCGTGTTGACGATCAGCGGGGAGTAATTCTTTTCCTTGGGCAAGTTGATGCCGAAAACGCGGCGGTAGACGGCGTTAATCGCCTGATACTCGGCATCGTATTCTTTGAGCAAGTAATCGCGGATGGCGCGGGCCTCGTCGGTCAAAGCGGCCTCTGCCGCATTGACGAATTCCTGATTGTAGTGCCACTTGCCGATTGGCTCGCCCGTGTTGTCGAGCTTGCCCTCCATGTGCTCGCGGCCCCGCGGCTGCATCCACATCATTGTTATGGTCAAAAGCTCGTTCTGGCTGAACTTGTAGACCGCGCCGTCCTCGGTGTTTGGATAGCGAATTTCAACACTTTGCTGGCTCATCCCGTAGACCAGCTTTTGCCCGGCAAGGTTGCTGCCAGCCAGCTTGGTAATCAGGTCAGACCATTTGCGGGTCTTCTCAATAATGCCGTCCGTCTTGGCGTTGTCGGCCGCACGCTGGCGGTTGACCAGTTCCGGCACGCCTCGCGTGTTTTCCCCGAAAACGTAGGAAAGCGCCTGATCGAAGTTGAAGAGGTTCAGCATCCATGCGCGCCAAGTGCCGGGGAGGCTGTTGTCCCGCATTGCCTGCGCCTGCCGTGCCGGAAGGTCGCCCTCGGTCCCTGCGGCTTGCACAAGGTCAAAGCGGGCCATTTCCCGTTGATTGCGTAGCTTCTGAATGCGCTCCCGCTCGGCCCGGTAGGCGCGAGTTAGAACATCGTTGCCGATTTGCACCGCGTTAGCCATGCGGCCCGCGTCGGCCTCGGCCCAGTTGGCGAAGAGCGGCAGGAGTTCGGCCTCAAGTTGCTTGTGCGCCTCGGCCTCGGGAGTCAGTTCCCCGGCGTTGATTTCCGCCCAGAGCCCGGCCACGCGGCCGATGGCTTCCTCCTCGGTCAATTCGGTGGCGTCTTCGAGGGTGCGGAAAAGGTCATGCACCTCATAGCCAAACTTGCCCTTGGGCTTCTGGCCGGGCTGATTGCGCTGCGGCTTGGCCCGCTGAAAAAGCTTTGTTGCCGCCTCGCCCCACTCGCGCCGTAGCACGCGCTCAAGCTCGCGGTCAATCATGTTGATACGCTTGATGAAAAAGTCCGCCAGCGCCTTGTCGCCTGTGCCGATGTTGGCCAGTGTCGTGAATCCCCCGACCTTCCCCCGCACCTCGGGCGGCAGAACGGAAAGGATGGCGTCGAGTTCGCCCATGGCCTGCAATAGCTTGGTGCGGCGGACATCGGCATCTTTTGCCCCGCCAGCCTTGAGCCCGTAGAGGAATCCCCAGTTGTTTTCCATCATCTTGCCGAACTTGTCCCGCGCGCGCTCGTAGATGGCCGCCCGCCCCTCGGGGCCGCGGTTCAGGCCGGACAGTGCCGCATTGACCCGCTCAAGCTGGGCTTGGCTGCTGATGCTGTAATTCGCCCCCTTCGTTTCGTCATACTTGTGGGCGATAACGTCAATGGGGACGATTTTCCCGGTGGCGTCCACAATGAAATTGCCCGCGTGTAAATCGGTCGCCTCGATGCCGATTTTGTCATTGGTCCAAACAACAAACGGGGACGAGTGTCCCGGCGACTCGGAAAAGCCGTGCTCTTCCATGAGCTTGATAATTTGCTCGGGCGTCGGTTTGGCCGGATTTTTCGGGTCTTCCGCGATGAAGTCTTGAACGTGAATCAGGCCAAGCTCGCCGTTTTCGTCCTCAAATTTTCCGGCAATGGTTGCAGAGTCGTTGAAAGCCTCGTTGGTCGCGGCAATTCTGCGCAAATATTCAAGCGGGGATGCGTTGCCCTGCCCTTTGCCAATGGAATGGCCAAACTTCCCGTAAGCTGTGGCCTTGAAAACCTTGTCGCCCTTGAACCAAATGTAATGCTCAGAGGCTACCGTATCGGGCGTGCCAAACGGTCCAAGATCATACCAAGGTATGCCTCCCTCTGCGCGGACGGCTTGCAACTCGGCATCCCCGGCGGATGTGCCGGGTTGTGCCGCTTGAATTGCGCGACTGCTTGCTCCCACGTCACGGGCGATTTGCTGGGAGCGGGTGATTGCGTTGTCTGCACGGGAAGAATCTCGCCCATCCTCGGCCCCGCCGTCAACACTTCTAACTGAGTAATTGCTCGCACCTTCCGTCGCATCGACAGCCTCCACCGGCCGCCCGTTTTCCTCGGTGATCTTGATTTTGCTGTCGTCAAAAATTACGTAGTTGTAGGTCTGCTTTGAATCAAAGAGCGCGTTTGCATCTTTTGCGCCCTGCTCTGTGTCTGGGAAGTAGTGGCTCTTGTCGCCCATTGTGTCGCCAACAACCCACCGGCCCGAGGTTGATTCTTTGGGCGAAAGAATGCGCCAATTTGCCGGGCGGCTTCCTTGGTCAAGGTAGCGAATGCCGGGGATGCCTAGGGATGCCAGCTTGAGCGATTTTGCTTTAGCTGCATTTGTCTCCCCCAAAAGGTCATCAATGGTTAGCGGCGTTCCGTCAAATTCGTGGTAGAAGTCCGCCCCTAGCCTGCGATAGTAGTCCCCTGCATTTTCAAGTGGCGTTGGTTTGCCCCCTTCTCGCAATTTTCTTGCCTCGGCCTGCAATGTGTTCCACTCCTTGCCGTCAAGTTTCCCCGCGTCCATCAGCGCCCTAAGCTCTGCTTGGATTTCGAGATAACGCGACTGCTCGGCGTCAGATAATCCAAGCGCCCGTTTTACCTTCTCGCTCTGCTCCGAAAGCGGCTTGTCCCAGTCGAGCAAGTCCTCGGGCTCAACGTCGATGTCTACGGTGTAGAGGTTGCCTTTTCCAAACTCAACCTTGCGCTCTTCCCATCGCGCCAAAACCTCCATTACTGATGCCTCAACTTCGGGCGACAGCATGGCATTGCGGGCAGATGATGCCGCGCGTGCGTAGGGAGAACTTGATTGCGCGTCCAATGCCTCGGCAATGTGTGCCGCCGCAATGGCTTCGGGGCTGCCCGGCTTAATGTCTTCTCCGACAGGTGCCCAGTCCGATAAAGAACGTCGGTATTCTTCCCCTACGTTTTTGTTTTCCGCAAAATACAACCCCCACCCGTAGACCTGCGCGCCCTCGCCTGTGCCGATCTTGTCGAGGGAAAACGCCTTGTTGATCTTGTGCGGCGTTCCGTGATGGGCGCGGACGCTGTAATGCAGTGAATCGAAAACCTCGGCCATTGATGCCGCTTGGTAGCCGTAGATGGGTTTGCCGGTCGCAATCCGTTTCTCCACCAATTCAAAAACATCGCTGGGCGTTTCCAGTTGCGTGAATCCCATTGCCCGCAAGTCGCGAATGAGGTTGTCCATGTCGGGCGCGTCCTTCTTGAACAGCCGGGAAAGGCTCGTGCCCTTGACTCCCAAGTCGCGCCCGCCCTTGGCGTTCTCCCGCAAAATTTTGAGTTCTCCGCGGTATTGCTGCGCGGCCCGGCTGGTCGCGCTGGGCAGCCCGCCCGCGTTCTCCCGCGCCTCGGCTTCGGCGTCCGCCCTCATTTCCGCCACAAGTGCGGCCCGCTCGTCATCGGTCAGGCCGTCCACCCCGCGGCCATCCGCTGCCGCCTGCCGTGCCGCGTCAACAACGCCTTGCTGGTCGATCCCGACCGACTCGGCCAACAATGCCTGCCACTCGGGCGCAAGCTGCCCGGCAACCCGTGCTTTTTCGAGGTTGTAGGCACGGCGAAAAATGTCCCGCACGACCCGCGCCATGCGGACGAGAAAGCCCCGCAGGCCGGGCGCAATCTGGTCGTGCTTGACCCGGCCGTAAAGGTAGGCGAGCGCGATGTCGGAAAATGACTCGATAACATCGTTGTCGGTCGCCGTGGATAGCTGCACCTCGGCATTGCTGCCCTGCACAAGCGGGATGGTCTGATTCAGTTGATCCCGCACCCATGCCATGCTGACCCGGCCCTCGGCCACGGCCCGCTTTAGGTTGTCCTGCGCGAAGTCGCGGACCAACTTGGTGCCGTCCGCCCCGTCAAAAAGTTTGATGACGCTGCGGTAAACCCCGCCCCGCAGTGCCCCGCTGTTGCTTGCGTCCAGCCAGTAGGCGCGCAACTGCTCGGGCTCGGTAATTTCGTCCCCGGTCGCCGCAGTGACCGCCGCTTGCAACGCGGCAAAGCTGTCAGGGTTGGCCGAGTATTCGGAAAAGGCATTGATCTTGCCCGCGACCGCTTGGATTTGCTGAACGTCCTCGCCCCGCTGCCGGGCCTCGTTTACCGCCGTCAAATATCCGACCGTCTCAGTGATCCCGGCCGTTGTCTCGGCCATTTCCTTTTGAATCGCCTCGCGCTTGGCAATGCCAAGCATGAGTTCGGCGCTGTCTTGGTTGGCCGTGCGGTAGATGACCGCCCCGTCAGGGCCAACAATGGTGTAATCCCCGCCCTGCTTTTCCAGCCGCGGCAGCGTGGCCGGTGCGGCCGTCTCGCGCAATTCCACGGCCTTGTTGACCACTTCCGTGACAATCTTTTCCGCGCCTTCAGCTTTTTTCTCGGCCGGAATCTCTGAAAAGACTTTCTTCCATGCCGCTTGTCGCCCCTCGGGCGTCGGCTCGGCCATGACGCGGTCAATTTGTTCTTTGTCCGCCCCCATCATGCCCATGGCTTCGGCGCTCTTTAGGTAGTCATCGCCCCGGCTGACCTCGCGGGAGTAGACCCCGCCCATGCCCATCAGGGTAAGCGGGAGCAAGGCGACGAATTGCACGGCCAGTTGCCGCGGGGCCGATTCGAGCCCCTTCCGCAAGTCATAGCCCGGCATGTCCTCGTCAAGCGCGGCAGCAATCATCTGCGCCACCGGGAAAGTGCTGTTTTGGATAATTTCTTGCGCGTTCTGCTCGGCAATCGTGCCGGTCGCGCCGATCATAAACCGGGTCAAAAACCGCTGGTTCGGATGCGTGAACCGCTTGACCAGCTTCCCAAAAATCGGCAGCCGCCCCATAATCGTGTTGACCTTGAGCCGTTCGAGCGCGGCCTCGATAGGCGAGGATGCCAGCGCCACCAGCGCGGCCTTGTCGGGGTCGAGGCTGGGATTCTCAAGCATGATCCCGTCATAGTTCTGCGAGTAGATGCCCGCAAAAACACCGGGGCCGCCAAGGTAAGGGATTGCCGCAACCGCCGTGTAAGGGACGCTGCGGGCTGCCCCGTAGAGCCCTTCCTCGACAATCTGGGAAAATGTTCCGCTCGATAGCGTCTTGATCGGGTCAATATCTGTCTCGGCCAGTTCCCGCAATTCCCGTTGCACCTTGAAAACGCGAAGCTGCTTTTCGATGGTCGCCTTTTCAGCGGCAACCTCCTCGGCCGTCAGCGCCGGGCGGCCGGGGTCGGCCTCGGTCAGCGTCTTCCCGCCGATCCCTGCCGCCTTGTAGACCGGGCGACCGCTTTCAAGTAGCCGCAGGTTGCCGCGGGCTTGCGCCTCAGAGTAGTTTCTCGGCACCCGCTCGGTAAAGTCGCCCACCCCGCGCCCAAGGCTTTCCGCCATCTGGTAGAAAAACCCTTTGTCGGTCTGCTGCAACTTTGCAAAGCTTCCGGCCAACTGGTAGACGGCCTTGCGTTGATTGTCCGGCAGGTCGGCAAACTTGGCCGCCATATCGAGCGCGTCGGGCGCACGCTCGCCCGAGGGGTCAGTCCCGGTCTGGCGTTGCAGTGCCGTGAAAATCCATTTGGCATCCGCGCCATATTTCGCGGTCACTGACCGCATTTGCATGTCGATTTCGTCGGCCTTCTGCTGCAACTGAAAGCGTTCTTTGTCATCGAACAAATCGGCGTGCGCGTCGATGTCGGCCGCCGTGTCCTTGTAATGGTCGTTGTTGCCGCCCCCAAGGGAATCCATCAGCGCGCGCTTGATGACCTGCTCGGTAATGGCGCGGCCCGCGTCCTGCTTTTGCTGGTTCACCTCGAACCGCTTCTTGGTATGGTCGAAAAATTCTTTGCTCGTGATGGTCTGCTTGCCGAGTTCCTTTTGCGCTACGCTGTCTTTTTCGGCATCGTAGACCGATTGCATGGCATCAAGCGGCACCTGTCGGGTCTCGCTCAAGTAGCCGATCATGGCCGACCGATAAGCGTAATCGTCCCCGAACATGGAGACTTTCGCCCCCTCGACAATGCCGGGCTGCTTGGCGATGCCGTCAAAATACTCAGGATCAAGAAAAACCTTGTCCCAGTGGCCGCGCTGCGAGTCTGGCATGGTCGCCGCGGGTTGCGCGTTGCGGCGGCTTGGCGGGGCTCCTGCGCTCGGAACGGTGCCAGCGGCAGCCGTCTCGGGCTTCTTGATGTCGGCAAATTTAATGCTCATCAGCTATTCACCGGAAGAAGGTTTTCGTCCGCGCCGTCACGCATAAAAACGGCAACCTCGCGCTGCCGCCTCTTGGCGAGAATCCCGTCCTTGGCCTTGGCGTCGGCGTGCTTGTAAAGAAGCATGGCCGCGGCGATGGCCTGCGGGTCTTTGCGGGCCAGCACGGCGTCAACCGCCCCGGTGTTGAAGTCGAACGAGACAAGCGCGTCCCGCATGGATGCGGTCAGGCTGACCCCGTGCTTGGCGGCGGCTTGGTCAACCCGCTGTTGGTGCATGGCCAATTCGCTTTGTAGCCGCGCCGTGGCCTCGGCCTCGGTCAGTTTTTCCCCCGGCTTGCCCTTGGTGCCGTAGCCAACACTGGTCTGACCGCTGTCAGAATAGGCGTCGGGAATGAACCCCTCTTCCTTTTTCATCCAGTCGATCAAAGATGACGCTGTCTCTTGGCCGCCGCTCATGCCGGGGAAGACCGCCGAGACAGGCGTTGCCTGCGCCTCGGGGATGAATGAAAACAATTTGCCCCACCAACTTTCGGCGTCGGGCTGCTTCTGGAAGAGCGCGCCCCCGTCGAGCCGGTTTTGCAGGATGCCCTTGAACCTCTCCATGGCCTGCTCTTCGTTCAAGTCGGGGTTGTCCTGCATCAGCTTGCGGATGTCGCTCGTTATCTGCATCCGCTTTTGCTGAACGTTCAAATGTTTGGACGGGTCAACCGGCACTTTTTCGGTCTTGTCGCCCTTCTTGACCTCTTTCCATCCGCCATCGTCGCCAAACTGCCCCCAGTCGGCCAGCTTGCCGGTCATGTCGATCAGCCCGCGGCTGATTTCGTCGGCCCGGTCAGTCGCGCCTTTTTCGGCGTCATTGACCCGCTTGTTGAGTGTGTCGAGAAATTGCTTGCGCTCGCCCTCGGGCGCGGTCGCGGTCACTTCGTTCATCAGCCCAAAATATCCCTGCATGTGCTTGGCGGGGTCTTTCGGCTTCTGGTCGGCCTGCGCGTCGTAGTTGAAAATTTTCTGCCAGAGGTCGCTATATTTTTGCGCCCGAGCCCCCTGCCCTTCCGGCGTGGCCTCGTAGGCAAGCCCCCGATATTTCTTGATCGAGTTGATGAGTTCCCGCGGGGCGTCAACATCGGGGCGGGTGAATGCCGCTTCAATGTCTTCGTTCTTAATGGCCGCGCTCGATGTTTCCAAGCGGTCGAGGGTTTCGTTGGCCAGTTCCCGCACAAGTTGACTGTGCTTCGACTCGGCCATGCCGCGGAATTGGATGACTTGCTCCGGCCGCAGCCCTGACGGGTTTTTCCCGCCGTCCCGCTCGTATTCTGCCAGCGTCTTGCGCCACTCGGCCGGGTTGGCGGCAATGGCCGCGGTCATCGTGTTGACCTTCTGCTCCTCGTAAATCTTGACCTCCATGGCCTTGCCTTCCTCGGGCGAGAAGAGTTTTGCGGCCACGCCTCGGGCAATCCCGCCCATGGCCCCCTCCCAGTCGCCATTATTTACGGCACGCTGAACCATCGAATTGACTTCCAGCCGCCCGCTGTCGATCAGCGCCTTGTTGGAATTGGTGTAAATGTCCGCGCCAACCTTGGCCTTGGTTGGCTCCCACCATGCGGAAAACCGCGCGCGGCCGGAATTGGACAACGGGATTTCCTCAAGCTGCTTTTCGAGCTTCGGCAAAAACTTGTCGTTCCATGACGCAAGGCGCTGGTCGGGCGGCAGTCGGGATGCCTCAACCTCGTGCGCGGCTCGGGCCTCGGTGACCAGCCGGTCGGCGCGGGCAAGGTTGCCCTCGTCGTTGGCCTTGGTCATCGAAAGGTTCCAGTCGGCCAGCACAGCCGCGGCACGCGCGCCCGACTGGCCTAGCCGGGAAAGTGCTTCTCCGCTTGCCCCGCCGAACGCCTCGATTTCCCGCGTCGGCTGCTGCAAGAGGCTGTCCACGCTGCCCATGGCGGATGCCGCCATGCCAAGGTCGGCCTGCGGCCCGGCGTTCGGATTAAATGGCGTAGCCCCGCCGCGGAATTGGCTCAACTGGGTAAGCCCGGTTTTCGGCGCGTTTGGAACTTGGGCGATTGGAATACTCATGGTGTTAGCCAAAAATTTTGTAGGCCGAGAAAGCCGATTCGCTGGCCCCGCCCAAGAGGCTGCCGTAACTGCTCAACCGCAGGGAGTCAGCTTGTGACTTGGTGGCGCTGTAATTTGATTGCGCCGTGTTGAGGTCGCCTTGATAGCCCATGTTGACCATGCGGCTTTGAAAGTCCAAAGCACTCTGATTGTAGGTCTCGACTGCCGCGTCCAAGAGGCTAAATCCCGCTTCGTAGCGTGAAACGCTGGCCTGATTGCGCAACTGGGTGGCCATGACGCTGCCCTCATAGCGGGCAAGAGACGCATCACGGAATGCCGCCGTGCGCTCGCTGTCGGCCTGATAAAACATATCGGCCACTGCCAGTTGCAACTTGCCCGCGCTGTCCGCCATGGCCGCAAGCGGGCTGCCGGATGATCCGACCACGCCAGACTTGCCATAGGCCGCCCTCGTGGCCCCCATGATGCGGTCATTCTCCTCACGCATCCGCCGCCCACTTTCACGCGCCTCCATCTCGATCTTGCCCGCGTCATTCTCGCGAATCCTTGCATTGACCTCGGCCTCGGCAATCGCCCGGTTGGCGTCGGTCTCCATCTGCCCCGCATTGAGCATTTGCAGGCTGTAAGAAGATTCCGCCGCAATCTTGGCAATCTGACTCTGAGTCTTGGCAATACTGGTCTGATACAGCGCGGAGTATTTCGATAGCTGGGCGTTTTGCTGTTCCAACGCAAGGTTGTAGTCAGACATTTGGTCCGCTGCATCTGCCTGCGCGTTTCCACCAAAGAAGCCCAAAAGCGAGCTTCCCGCGCTTCCGGCAAGGCTTATGGCGGCGAGAGTTTCAAACATGGTTGCGTGGCGTAGCTTGAGGTTTAGTCAAATCAAAAGTTGGTCAATCGCCATGTGCTTCGAGCTTGATGACAAGCGACCGGACAGTCATAGGAAACGGACGGTTTTGCCGCAGGAGAATTGCCGCGTCCAAGGCGTAGTTGCCCGCGCCGACGACTTCTTTCTCGCCCGAAAACACGGGCGGCGGGTCATCCATATTGTCGTTGAAATTTCGCCCGTAGAACTCCAGCCATTCCGTGCCATTGGTCGAAACTTGCCCGGCCATGCTCTTGTAAAGGCTGGCCACGATGCGGTTGATTCGCAAATTGCGCCCTCGGGTCGTTCCAACCCTGTCCTCGTAGACAATCTTCATTGGCTGCAAAATGCTGTCGTAAGACAGCCCGACCAGAACCTTGCTGGCCGCGCGGTCGAGGGTGATTTGACCGCCCGAGACAACGGCATCGGCCCGCCCGGCCCCGTCCGCCAGAACCTTGACCGTTTTGCCCTCAAGATGACTTAGCCCGGTGATCGTGGTTGCCGCCGTGCTGTCGTATCGCTTGGCGGCATCCAAAAACCACCAGTTGCCCGGTGTCTCGTCCTCGTAGGCATCCCGCCAATCCGGCCGGAATCGCTCGACGTAACGCACTGTGGCCCCGTTGACCGTCCGCTTGACTATGCACCAGACCTCATCATCGTCCCCGTTAAGCCCGTAGACGGTTGCCACGCTTTCAAATTCCCCCTGTGTCGTGTGCCGGTGCCAGCCAATGACTTCTTGGTCCCGCTCGTAGGTCATGCCGATCAACTGCCCATCCCCGCGGATGGCCCAGACAACGGCATTTGGATGCTGGCTAAAAGCAATCTCCTCGATCCCGCCTTGCGTAACGTGCTCGGCTAAGACGGTCAGGTCGGGTGCAACATACCCGTCGCGGTCGAAGTTATAGACCCATTCGCGCAACTTTCGCCCCTGCCGCTGCATGAAAAGCAGAATGTCACTGATAAGCACGGCCCGCATATATTTGCTGCCATAGCCAGCTTGCCGCTTCACTTGGACATTGGTCGCCGTGAATGCGCCCGCGGTGTCCGCCGCGCCAATCGTCCACTCGTCGCCGCTCGTCCCGAGCATCAAAAGTTTTTGCGAGTAAAGCCAGTTGATCCGGTTGCCCTCGCTGGCCGCAATAGTGAATTGCATGGCGGCATCATCGGCCACGCCAAGCTTAAAGTTCTCGAAGTCGTTGGTGACGCTGCACCAGATGTTTTGCGGCTTCCCATTGGTCCCGGCAAAGCAAAGCCGTTGTTCGTGGATGGCAACCGTGCGGGCGTAGCCGTATTTTGCGCAAAACGCGCTCTGCGCGGCCGAAACGCTTTGCCTGCTACCTGACCATTTCCCGAGGTAGTCCAATACCGTGGCGGTGGCGCTGGTCGTGCTGGCGACGGTCTCAACTCGCACCCGGCCGGTCTCCAAGTAGTCGCGCCCTTCCAAAACGTATTTCGCGTTGGTGTTGCTCGTGTAGTTGCTGACCCTGACCAAAAATTGCGTGGCCTCGGGCTGGTCGCCGCTGCCGGTGATGTTCCTGTCGCCATTGCTGTTGTAGGTACGCACAGTCTCCATCTTGGTGATGTTGTGCGCCTCGACCGTGCCGCTGGTCGCCCCGCTGTTGGCCACGGTGTAGGTAAATGCGTTGTCCCCAGTGACCGTGATTGTTGCCGCCAGCCCGGCAGTCGCGCCAAAAGGTGCCGACCCAATAAAAAGAACCGTGTCGCCAGTTGTCCACCCGTGGCCAACAATGGTTGCGGTCGCCGTGGTGCCGCTGCGGGTTGCCGCAACGGCCGTTGTCTTCGACAGCTTGGCCATTTCGGCCGGGGTCTTGCGCAAAATCGAGACTGTTGCATCCCAAGTTCCGGTTGTCTGAAAGTCCCAGTCCGCACCTTGCCCGATCGGCAAAATGCCGCTGTATCCATTGGCGGAAATTCCCCCTTCGACAAAAGCAACATCTTTTCGAAAGGACAAAACCAATTCGGTGCCGACATCGTTGGCCGTGAACATGCCCGACGCGCTGGTCAGGGTAATGCTGCCCGTGTTGGCGCTGGCCGTAATCTCTTGGTCGGTCGGGTCGAGGTCCACGGTCGGCGGATAGGTCCAAGCAACCTCGGCCAGCGTCCAGTTGTCATCTGCAACGCGCGTCAGCTTGCGGACGGCGTAATTGCTGTGCGCGATGTAAAGAACGTCATTTATCTGCACGGTCTGCAACTCGCGAAGGTGCGTCTCGTCGTAGGGCGTGGACAATTCAAGCGTGACGCCCGGCGAAGATTCAACCGGCACGCCATTGCCCCAGACGCGAAAGTATTGGTGCCCGAACTCAAGCACGAACCGGGTCGAGGTGGAAAAGTTGAACCCGATCAGCCGCGCCTTGCGGTCTGATAGCTTGGCCGTCCCGAGGTATTCCGTCCCCGGCCGCCGGTAAACCCCGCCGTGCGGCGTCACAAGCATGTTCTCAAGCCGCCTGCACCCGCTGGCATATTTGGCAATGTCGCTGCGGCTGTCCATCATCGGGGACAGTTCGCCAGCGTTGAAACTGGCCAAAAGGACGTTAGGCATAGCCCCCGCCGTGGCGGGCAGCCACCAAAGGCGACAGCGCCCACGCTGGTTTGCGTTTCAAGTTGCCTTCAAGGGCGTCGGCCATTCGCGCTTGCGGGCCGGTCAGGGAGGCATAAAGAGAAAGCATTTCTGCCGCGGCGGTGCGGCTCCCGGTCAGTGGTGCCGCGATGTTGGCCGCCAGTTTTGTGGCCAGCGCGTCAACAAAGGATGGCGGCCACGCGGAAGCATCCTCGACGCGCGCAATGTGACGCACCTCGGCGGTCTCCTCGTCAGTAAACAGTTGCCGCCCCTCGACCGAGAACATGCCCTTTTGCTCGGCCTGCTCGTAGCCATTGAGTTGCAGAACGCGCAAGCAATCGGCCGGCAACTGGTAGGCGTAGGCCCATTCAAATGCCGGGGCGGCCGTCAGCCGGTTCAGCGTGGCCCGAGCCATGGCGAAGTTCCACCGATGGGCAGAAAGAACCTCGTCCCGTGTCGAGGCATAGAACCGGCTGCAATACTGGGCGGGCTTGCTGGCGTCAGAAAGCGCCATGATCGGGTCGATCCCGAGCTTGGCGAGTGCAAGGTTGCTAATGCTGGTTTCGTCGGCCATGGGATTCTCGGAAGAGTTTAGAGCGCCCTGCACGGGGCAAGGCGCTCTTGTAACTCCCCCGGCTTAGTGGCCGAGTTTGTAGGCGATCCTGAACAGGATTTTTTTCCCGGTGGTCGGGATGGTGGCAAACGTGAAGTTTGCCAACACTTCCTGTGTGGTCGACGTGATGACAAACCGCGGGATGACCGAGGCTCCGACGTTCGGGGTCACGGCGGTTACACCAGCATTGCTGGCGTGAACCGTGATCGAGGTTGCGGAGTAGCGGTCGGCATCCGTGCTGTCGCCAATCGTGGGAATGGCGAGAGTCCCGCCGCCCATCGAAGCCTCTTGGGCGACGGCGGACAGTTCAGGAATGACGGTTGCCCCCACGGGAAGCCGAGCGGCGACAATGTTGTCGGCGGTAACCTCGGCACCCGTGACGGTGTAAACCGACTCGAAGTAGCGGATTGCGCCAGCCGCGGAAGCGGCGGGGACAAGCGTGCGAACGGTCGGCGTTTCGGTGACTGGACTGGCGTATAGTGTAGCCATGTTATTGGTCTCCTTGGTTGGTTGTTAGAGCACTTCGTCGCAGGCGATTTCCACAACCTTGGCTTCCTCCATGCGGGCCGCTCCGATGGATGCGACCGTGCGGAGTTGCAGGGCGTGGGACTTGTCGGCGCGAATGTCCACGTAGGAACGGCGTCCGCTGTCGGTGAGACGCAGGCCGCTCTTGGCGTAGGCCACGATTTTGCGGATGCCAGTGCCAGACGCATACTCGAAGAAGGACTTCGAGACGCGGCGGAACTTGAACCCGAGGAACGAGTCAACCTGACCGGCCACCAGCGCCTTAACCGTGTTGTAGTCGGCCGAGGTGACTTCGGTCGTGCGCAACAGGTCTTGAAGCTGCTTGGCAGACACCGCGATAATGCGCGGGTCTTCGTCGTCAACCTCGTTGTCGTCGAGGATGTATTTCGCCGCACGGAGCTTGGCAACGGTCAGACCGCTGTTGGCTGTGCTGCCCGACTCGACATAGTCGACGGCAACCTTCTGGGCAGAAGGAAGCACGGTCGCGGTCGTGCCGGTCTCGCCCGTGTAGGCGGTGCCGACGGCGGCCTCGATGATGAGACGGTCGCAGGTGCGGGCGTAGGCGGCAGCGTGGGCCTGAAGAATTTCGCTCTGAGGCAGAGCAATTTCCCCCAAGTATTCCGCATCCCACTGGTCGAGGAGGTCGCCCTTCTCGTGCGGGAACGGACGCAGCCAGCGTTTGGCCAGCGGTGTGTCGGTGATGGTTGTATCGCCAGCGCGAACGAGCACACGGCTCATTTCGACGCTGCCGACTTGGTTGTAAGCTTTTTCCTTGCCCTTGACTGAGTCAACCATGACGTAGTCTTTGAGCTTGGAGAGCTTTTGCTGAACAAGATGATCCCAATTCGTCCCGAACTCGGTCGGGAAAAACTCGGGAATCTGAGTAACGGCAGGCATATTCTTTTGTTCTCCTTGGTTTTGACTAATCCCGGCTTTGCCGGTCTCAGTCGGTTGTTGTGGTTTTGTCCTCGGCTTTACCGATTATCTGCTGCTCGCAGGTCGTCGGCCTTGGGCGGTTGCCGTAGGACAGGCTCCACAAGGAGTTGTCTGCCTAACTAGGTTGCTGATACGTCCGCTTGAAAGTTGGTCAAGCGGTAATTGCAAAAAAATGCGGGGCCGCCCCGAGCAAGAAGGGCGACCCCGCTGCGGTTGCAGGCGCAAATGTTAGCTGACCATCATCCGCCGAACTTGGTCAACAATCTCGCTGTCGCCCGACTGGTAACGGGCATAAAGCGGGTTGCTCGGGTTGACCATGATGTCGCGGGCACGTGCCTGCGCGCTGCTGGCGCTCGTGGCCTTGCCCTCGACAAGCTTGTCATCGCTGATTTGCTGGGCCGCCCAGACGGCGAACTTGACCATGGCGGGCGACTGAAAGCCGCTGTCATTCGGATCAATGCCCGCGGTTGCCGCAGCACGCTTTGCAAGGTCGAGCTTGGCGGGTAGTTCGGTCCCGTAGGTTTTCTTGAGTTCTTCGATGGCTGCCGCCTTTTGCTGGGTCAGCATTTGCGCGGCGGCCTCGTTCATGTGCTTGGCCCGGTCGAGGTCGAGCGCGACAAGTTCCTTGATGGCCGCGGGCGGGATGTTGTGCTTGTGCGCCACCTCGGCCACGCGCTTGGCGGTCGAGTCATCCCATGCCATCCCTTCCGGCAACTGCTCGGGGCGGACATCGTATTTGTCGGGCGACTCGGGAATGCCCAGCGCCTTGCGGTAAGCGGCAATTTCTTCGGGCGTGCTTTTGTCGGTCGGCACGGTGACGGCGTGTGCCTTCTTTCCAAGCAACTGTTCGAGCCCGTGATACGATTTGGCCAGCGCCTCGGTGTCCATTTTGTCGTCACGCCAGAATTTTTCTGGCAGCCATTCGGGTTTTACGGCTGGTTCGGCATTTGCGGCGGGAGCGGCGGGCGGGGTTTCACCGGGGGCCGCGGCAAGCAAGCTGTCCCCGGCCGCCGGGGTGGGCGTAGGTGTTGCTGGCGTAGGTGTTGCAGGAGCGGCGGCAGGAGCGGCCGGGGTGGCGGGTGTGATGTCATCAGGCATGGTGTTTGTGGGTTGGTTGGTGTTTTGACTAATCTTTGACTAAAAACAGCCGGGCTTTGAATCGCCTCTAACCACGACAATGGTTCTAGGCTGTGCGTCGGAATCGGCAACGATGGGCAGCGTCAACTTGTGTTCGATAAAAAGAACAACCTCGCGCTGCCCGTCGCGGATGGCCCCGGCAATCGGGTCATAAGCGTGCGTCAAACTGCGCTCGAATGCTGGCCGGTCCATCTTGAAATATGCTTTGAGATTCTTCAGCACGGCTTGCCCGTCCTCAGACGAAAAAACGCGATGGTAGGCATTGGTTACCCGCTGAATTTCCCTTGCCCGCGCTGCCTCTTGGTCGGTTGTCATGCCGCTTGCTTTTGGATGGCCTGCACGACCGCGCTATCTTCCTTGATCCCGCCGAGCTTCCCGGCTGCTTCGGCGGCCATGGCCGCTTGTTCAAGTTGCGCTTGCTGGGCCTGCGCCTCGGCCCGCTGCTGCCGCATGGCGTCGACCTCGTCTTTGTCTCGTAGCCAGTTGGCGGGCTGGCCCTCGTTCCTTGCCCGGTCGCGCTCGATTTGATCGAGGTCGTAGTTGTCGAGGAGATCGGGGCGCAAGTTCCAAAGCGGGATACTGGTTTCGACTGTCCGAACCCATGCAATGTTTTGCATTGCGCGGATGGCCAGCGCAATCCGGCTGATATAATTGATGTTCGGCAGGCCAATGACAGGCTGACCGTTCTCGACAATGGCCGCTTCTTTGGGCGGCTGCGGGAATAGCCCGCCCCGCAGGCACGTGCCGAAAACTGATTGCAAAAGCGGGGAAAGCAACTCGGTTGTCTTGCGAGCAAAGGCCGGGCTGAATTGCGCCAGCTTTTCCCCGGCACGCTCGGCCACCTCGCGGGCGGTCATTTGCTTGTCGAGGGCGGCAAACATACGAAACAAATCCACGTGCATAGCCTGATTGATGGAGTTGGTCTTTCGTGCCTCGCGCTCCAACCCGATGTTGTAGTCCCCGCCGGTCAGCCATTCGCGGGGAATTGCGCCGGGGATGTTCGGGTTAAAGTAGGTCGCCCCGGCTGCGCGCAAATCAATTTCGCCCTCGTGCGTGTCTGGAACGAGAAAGCGCGGGAATGCCTTCACCTCGGCCAGCGCATCAAGCTGCTTGGCCAAGAAATTTAGCTGCCGTGCATCTGGCAGCGCGTTCCATGCCGGGCTCACTCCATACGGCCCGAGGCTGGTTTTCACGTGCCGACCGGCAAAGAACGGCTTTTCATCGAATCCGCCAACGCGGCAAATGTGTTTGCTTGCCTCTTCGACGTAGACGCTGGCCCATGGCTTGTTAGGGCCGTCGCCTTTGTTGATGTCCCGCTCGGCGTCTGTCCGCGGATAAATGGCATGAATGAACTTAAATTTTTGCGTCCCGCCCCTGCCGGTCGTTTTAAACGTGGCGAGGTGTTTGGTCAGCTTTTCAGAAAGGTTTTCCTCCCCGAACTCGCCAGCCGCTTGAATGACATCGAGTTTAATCTCCCGATAAAGCGTATCAATGAGCCCTTCCTCGTTCTCTGCCATGACGTAGCTGCCGCATGTAAGGGATGAAAAAACCAGCGGGTGACTCTTGCCCGGCTTAAGCGTCATTCCGTAGGTGCCAAAGACAGAATCGTCAAAAAACGCCTCGTGGATTTCGGAATAAAAGTTGCTGGTCGAAAGCAAAAATTGGGCAATCTCGCTGCATTCTTGATACCACGCCTTTGCCTTGTCGTTGTCGCGGATAGCAAACGGCGGATCGTAGGCGAACCAGCGGGAATCCGCGGGCGTGATGTAGGCCAGTTGTCCGTTGGCCAGCGTGGCCGCGGCTTGAATGGCCGACCCGTCGAAACATGCGTTGTATCGCTGTGTGTCAGGCGATGACTGTTGGCTCGTGATGTCCGCTTTGCGCGGGAGAAAATGCTCGCTGAGTTCCTGCCAAACCGTATCCCACGAAGCGCGGTCAGTCTTCAGGTCGGTGTTACGCGCCAGAAGATAGCTCGCCAGTTCGGGGTTGGTCATCATGGCATCAGCCGAGGAGAGAGCCCGAGCCGGTCACGGGGTTGGTGTAGCCGCCTGTTTCGCCCGCCTTGATCGTGGAAGAGTAGCCACGCCGACGCGCTTCTTTCTCGCGTGCCGTCTTTTCCGCCTCGGCTGCCGCCCCGCTGGCGTCATTCATCGCGGGAGGTGCCGCAAGGGTCGTTGTCGAAGGCGGCGGTGCGTAGCTGGCCATCGTGGGAATGGCGCTCGCAAGACTCGATGCCTGCGCGGTCAGTGCCGCGCTCTGCTGATTCAATGACTGCTGTTGCTTGGCCAGTATTCGGTTTTGCTGCTGGGTCTGCTTTTGCACGGCGGCTGTGTCGCCTCCCGATGTTTGCCCGCCACCCATTAGCCCGCTGACCATTGACCCGTAACAACGGCTCGTCAGGTCAAGCCGCGTGCCGAGGAACGGCAAAGCACCTCGACCAGCCGGGTGATGGAAAAGAATTTGATCGTCGTTCGGCCCTTCGTTTGTCGCTCCCATGCGGCCAGCGGTAAAGGAAACGGCATCTTGGTCAAGAATGTTTTGACTAATCCTGCCGGGCTCGTCCGGTCGGCCGTAGCCCCGGCATAGATAAACCACGTGTCGCAATCTGCCTGCGGAAACTCATACCACGGGTTGCGGATGGCCTCGGGTGCCGCATTGCTCGGCACCGGCCGGGTCAGCAAGAATGCGTGCGGGCTGGCGTAAACGTAGCCAGTCAGCATGTGCGCCTGAATGTCTTCACCGAACTGCCGCGGGCTGCTGGGCGCGTAAAGCGAGGCTACGCGCAGGGCGGGATTCATCGTCTTACAACCAGCGTCCGCCGGTTGGTCATGTTGAGGTCGCGGAATCCAGTTGTTACGGTCACGGCGGCCGGGGAATGCAGTGCGTTGGCTTTTACAATCCCGTTGAGCATGGCCTCGGCCAGCATCCGCATGGAGTCGGTCGAGTGACAGGCCCAGTTTTGCAAAATGTCATCGGTAACCGTGCCCTCGCGGTCAACCCGCCGCTGGTAATACTCCATCGACTCAAGCAGATATTCGGTGTTGTCCTTGTGAAACAGGCACCGGGGAAACATTTCGACCAGCGCATTGATGCCCGGCCAAACGGAATGACAGCGCGGAATGATCGTAATGCCCGCAAGGCCCGCCTCTTGCATCTGCTGGGAAAAGTTCTTCCCTGACTTCTCGCGGGCCGCGGCGTCATGCGGGAAGCAATGCTTGCCGTAATAATACCCCTTGGCGTTCATGTGCGCCACTCGCTTGGCTGGCGTCATTTCTGGGTCGCCGAGGTCGGCATCGTGGTCAATCACGTGGATTTCGCGCCCGACAAATTGAACGTAGGTCACGCGCACGTTCTCGGGGCTGCCCAAGTCCCAGAACGTAAAGACCTGCTCGGACCTGTCCCACGGGAAATTTTTGACCCGCCCCTCTTCGTGCGCCTTGGTCACGAATCGGGCCAGCACGGCACCGGGGATGCCGATATTCGGGTCACACTCATACTCTTGGAGAAAGATTTCATGCCGTCCTTCCCGCTTGGCCTCGCGCTCAAGACTGGCCAACTCCACCGGGTCAATGATTCCAGACTCGGACGCCTTCAAGAGCATGGCGAACCACTCGGCATCTTGCATGGCGTTTGTCATGCGCTTCCATTGGCCCTTTTTGCCTTTGACTGTGCCAATCCAGATTGCCCAACCCTTATAATCGGAAAGGCACGGGCGGATTACCGCCGTCCATGCCATCGGGTCGATGTCCTCGGGCTCGTCGATGACAACGCCATCGAAGTAAAGGCCGCGCATCCGCTCGAAGTTCTCGCCCGAGTAAAGCCGGATCATCGTCCCATCAGGCATTGTGACGCGAAGTTCGGCCTCGTTCTTGTCCATGCCGGGAATGTCTTTCGTAAATTCCTTGAGGTAGTTCCAAGCGATGTCTTTTGCTTGGTCGCGCGTCGGCGCAATGTAGGCGTATCGCTTGGGCGGCCCCGGCCGCCGGTAGGTCAGGGATTCCTTCAAGAGCTTTTGCAGCCCGGCAAACGTCTTGCCGCCGCGGCGGTGGACAATCAGGCAAGACCATCGCTTGTCTGACTCGATGAACGCGCGGAATTGCGCCCGAGGGCAAATCTCGATTTCGACGCTACGCATTGCCGCCGATTCTGACCGATACGGCCAACTCTCCGTGCTGGTGTTCGATCTTGTCGCCGTATTTCTTGGGCGACCACTTGGCCAACAATTTTAGCCGGGTGTCCACCCGCAGCCGGGAGCGGCTGATCCATTCGCTATCTTGCCGGTCGCCAGAATCGGCTTTTATCGTGTCGTGCTGGGTCTCGTCGGCAATGGCAAGGCACTCCTCGGCGATGGCGTCAAAACCATCCTCGCGCGCGCGCGCGATTCGTCCCGAAAGTTCACTGTCAGCATCTTGCCACTCATAGAGCTTTTGCCTTGATGGCATTTTATCATCTCTGCAAATCGAAGACAGCGTTTCGCCTTTGGCGATTCTTTCGCAAATCTCATCAATGATTTGCGGCGTGCGCTTGCTCGGCCTGCCCATTTTCTTCGCGGCCATGGTTTAAGCCTCCCAAGGTATCGCACGCTCGGCCAGCCAGCGCGCATGATGCTCTTCGACAGTTTCACGGCCCCGGCGTGGTCCGTGCCAAGCGACATCGTGCTCGGGCAAGCTGGTTGCAGGGGTGGGATTTGAACCCACGCATGGGAGCTTATGGGGCTCCTGACTTTGACCAGACTTGTCGACCCTGCTGTCAGAAATTGGAAGGGGATGCTTTCTCGGGCGTCCTCGTGGCATAGGTGAGTTGTCTTTCATTGTTCGGGATTAGTCAAAACATTTGGCAGGATTTCGATTAGGACGCCTGCGGCGGTCGGGCGGACCTTTTCTTGCCTGAAGACGATTTCGACCGAGGCCGGATCATCGTCGGGGATGAGGCCCGCATATCGGCATTGGTCGATAATCGGCTTGCAGCCACCAGCAAAATTGTCGGTGTCCAACAATCGGCTGGCGCGGCGAGTAATGCGCAGCGTAATGCGGCCTGTGCTCGGCGCTTTTCTTTTTGGAGCTTTGTCCAGTGCTGGCCGAGGAGCACGTTGAGGCTCGGGGTCAGGTAGCCGGGCAGCCATAGCCGCAAGGGGTGGGCGGGAGTAGCTGCCGTCTGGCTGCTGGCGGTAGCCGAGTTTTTGCAGGTCGTCATGGGTCATGTTGCAGAGGGTGTGATTTTTTAAACAGAAAAAAGTGCGGAGTTGCGGAGTTTGCGGAGTCGTTTAGCAAAGGGGGCTATGAAAGGCATGTGTATATTTTTGTTAAAAGTTTTTCCTTACGCAAGAAGGTTGTAGGTGTCCTTAAACTCCGCAAACTCCGCGTTTTTGCCCCCTAAAAGCCACTTTTTTACTGTGAGACAAAAAAGGATTCCCTTCTTTCTCCGCATTGTCCGCAGGTTTCGGCCAGTAATTAGATATTGTTTTCTCATGGTGGGCGGCCGACATTTTTGTTGTCATCAAGTCAATTTTGGAGGTTGAGAACGTTGTCAGCCTCCTCAGTTTTCAACTCGGCCCCCATGACGTTGGGGTGTTTGTTCCGGTCAAGCTCGACCGTGTAACCACGCTCGATCATAACTTTTTTCAGCGCCCGCGTGCCCCGGTGGCGCGGCATTTCCTTGTTCTGGTCGCACCATACGGAATAGCACTGGGCGAGTGATGACATCGCAATTTTCCCGTTGATGTTCGGGACGGTGCACTCGGCCAGAAACGTGCCGAACTGGTCCGACTCCTCGCGGTATTCCTTGGTGGCCTCGACAACCTGCTCGGGCGGGCAAAGGCCGATGTCCCGGCTTTCCAGAAGCCCGCGGAGCGCCCAGTTGAGAATACCCGCGGCCTCGGCCTCGAATTCCGCATAGACCTCATGGCGGGGCCGTTGCTCGGCCTTGGGGATGGTCACAAGGAACGGGATCATGTGAACCCGCCGCCAGATACCCTCGTCGGTGCCCTTGATGTCGGGCTTGTGGTTGCCCATCAGAACCAGCTTGTGCGTAGGGTAGAAGGTATAAGGCACCTCGAACGGCCGCCGCGCATTGACAGCATCGCCCCCGGTGATGGCCTTGACCTGATTCTCGGCCAACTGCCGACCCTCGGGGATTTCGTCAGTGCAGACGACCCGCTTTCCTTCCATTGATGCCTTGTGGTAGTCAAAATTGCTGTCCGACTTGGCCGCCAGAAGTGCCGCAATCGGCACGGTTGTCATCAGTTCGCCCAAAAGCAGCTTGATGACACTGACAAATGTGCTTTTGCCGTTCGCCCCCTTCCCGTAGAGGAAAAACAAGGCGTCATGGTTCACCCGGCCGGTCAGGCAGTAGCCAATGGCGCGGGCGAGGTAGACGCGGGTTTCGGGGTCAGGGATGCACCGGTCAAGAAAGGCGTGCCACCTCGGGGAATCGGCGGACGGGTCAAAGGCAATCCCGCTGCGAATCGTCACGTAATCGGTTGATCGATGTTCGCGGAAAACACCCTCGGCAAAATCCAGCGTGCCGTTGGCCACAACGAGGATGTCAGGATTCGCATTGAATGCGGTGGCCGGGAGGTGCAACTCCTTAGCCGCCAGCTTTTCGACGCCTGACAGGTAAAGCGAAGTGTGCAACTGGTCGATTCTCGCATTGATGCCGACCAATTCCTTAACCCGCGGGTCTTTCTTGGGCTCGTCGGCCGGGTTGGCCGCAATCTCGGCGCGGATCGTGTCCCCGAGCACGCCATAGATGCGGCAAAGCGTGTCGCTAATGTCCCAAGTGGTCGCCTGCCCAGTGTCCCGCCCCCAGATGCCGCCCATGTAAATCATCCATGACTTCGCGTGAATGTTCCAGACGCGCAGTCCGCGGCGTAGCTGGCACCATAGGCGGGCGTCCCCAGTCTGGCCGTTGTTGAAGGCGTTCCAGACCCGCTCACGGTCGAGTTCCACGCTGTAAATGTCCTGCGGTGCCGTGTCGGCGGCAGGGTCTTCCTCTTGGCCGGGGCCGCGGACAGACTCAGCAAAGCGGATGCGGCCAGCCCACCGCCGCCGCCGCCATGCCGCGCGGGCGTCAAACCCGTGCTGGCTGGCAATGTGGACAAGGGTGCCAATGCCGATTTGATGCAGCCGCGCCTTGTGCTTGCCCGCATATTCCCCCGGCTTCTCCTCGGGGCTCCATTGGTGAAGCAACCGGCACCCGTCAGCCATCGGCACGACCGACCAGACGGCCGAGGCAATCCGCAGCCATGTTTCATAATCGGGCCGCGGCGGAATGACCTTGAGCATTTCCGCAACGTCCTCGGCGGTCGTTTCAAGCGGTGGCCGCCAGACTTCCGGCTCGGGCAGCTTGTCAGGCACGGCCAGCGGCTTGGCCTCGTCACTGGTCGCAAGGTCAGGGTCATGCGAGACAAAGCAAAGCCTCATCGGGTCTTTCGTCGCCGGGTCGAGCTTCAGCCCGTGGACCTCGCGAAAATGCACCTCGGCGGCAAACCAGCTATCCTTGTGCCGCTCAGTGTCGATTGAGACAACCGCCTTGAGCCCCTCGCCAGACGGGCCGACAAAGACCGCGATAACGTGCGGGTCGGCAATCAGTGCCGCCCGCTTGGCTGCCACGATGTCAGGATGGGCCAGCGCGGTGTTATCCTTCAGGTCAAAATCCGCTTGCAGAAAGCCGGAATGCGTTACGTCCTTCGCCTCGGGCGACAAATCGCGCTCCCGGCTCAGGCAGTGGCAAGAGATGGTCACGGCGGGCAGTTCGCGCTTTTTGTTGTCGTAGCGCGGCCGGTCGCCTCGGGCGATGTGCTCGCGCAAGACCTCGATCTTGCGCGCCCAAGTGCCTTCTCGGACTCCGGTCAGGAACTTTTGCAGGGTGATGGCCTCGGACGGCTCGGCCGCCAAGGCGTTCGGGAATAGTGAGATAAGCGGGTTTGTATTCATCGGTTCAGTTTTCGGTAAAAATCAATGGCTGCCTCCGAGACGTGGACGCCTTTAATCCAATCCTTGAGGAAGAGCCCGCGGAGTGACCGCAGGCGGGAAAGCGCGACATAGGCTTGCCCCGGCTCGCGGGCCGCGCGGATGTCGATGTGGGCCGAGTCGAGCGTCAGCCCTTGGGACTTGTGAATTGTGAGCGCGTAGGCTGGCCGCAGGGGGATTTGCTTCATGCTGGCCGAGTCATCCCGCTGCGGGTCGAATGTCCATGCGCGGGGCGTCAGGTCCATTAGGTGCCCGCTGTCCATGCGGACGGCGACCGACTCGCCCCCGAACCCGGCCACGGTGCCGCACTGGCCATTGACGGCGAGGAGCGCGCCCTCGTCGCCCGTGATGTTGGCCGTGACCATGACGCGCGCGCCAACCTTCAGGGTAAGCTCGGTCGGCGTGATCGAGTTCTTGGCGAGGAATTCCGCCTCATGCTCGGGGCCGTCGAACTCGGCATTGAAGGTGACTTCTGGCGCGTCGATGTCCCCGATTTGGTAAGCGTTCCACTTGTCCACTTGCGCGTTATGCGTCATCAGGCGAACGACCTTGCGATCAACAAACATTTTCACCCGGCTGGCCAGCGTGTCGGCCACGGCGCGGGAGATTTTGCCCTCGCGGAAATTGTTCAGCGCCTCGACAAATAGGGGCTCATCTTGCCGGTGGATTTGTGTCAGGTAAGCCGGGAGAAATTGCGCCTTGGCCCATGACGGCGCAAGAAAGGCCCAGTCATATTTGCCCGACTTGGCCACGGGCGGCAGTTGAAGGAAGTCGCCGACCGCCACAATCTGAATGCCGCCAAACGGGCGGCGGTCGCCGCGGACGGCGCGAAAGTGAAACTCTAGGTAATCGAGGATGCGGCCGGGTAGCATCGAGATTTCATCAATGACAAGGGACTCGGCGCGGCGGATGCGTTGGAATGCCGCCATGCGTGAGCGGGTCATGTTGCGTTCGAGGAATGAAAAGTAATCCTCGCTCGATTGCCCCGGCGCTGGCCCGAGGGCTATTCCGGCCCAGCGGTAAATTGTGTGCGCTGGCAACGGGATGCCCGCCCGCCGCATAAACTGGTCTTGAAGGTTGAGCGCGGCAATGCCGGTTGTCGCTGTCACTTCGACCGGGCGAAATGCCCCGCTGATCCAATCGAGGAGAGTGGTTGATTTGCCTGTCCCGGCCATGCCGGAAAGGAAAACATTCTCGCCCGACTGCATCAGGTCCACCGCGGCCGATTGCTGCGGGTCGAGCGCCAGCCGGTGTGCGGCGGGGGCTTCTAGGGTGGCTGGGGTCACTTTCCCCACCCCTTTGCCTTGCGAAACGTGCCAAACTTCCGCACTTCGCCCTTGCGATGACGGGGCGGCCCGATGGGATTGCGTGAGCGGTCATCTCCCGCGGCACGCCTTGCGGCTCGATCAGGCGACCAGCCAACCGCGACCAGCCCGGCAGCCAGCACGGCGTCAGTTACCATGTCGGTGCGCTCGATCAGGTCGTCGAGGTGCGCCCAGCGTTGGCCGTGTAGGCGGTCGCCAAAGTATTCCCACCAGACCACGCGGGCGACCGCGAAGCGTTGCGGGCATGGCAGGGCGAGGCACCGCTCGCGCCATTCGTCAGGAGTGACCTTGCGAAGTGATAATGTTTTGACTAATCCATTCATAGGTTGTTCCAATCGTGACCGGCTGCGCGGTCGGCTCGGTGTTCATCCCGCTGCTCGGCGGCAAGCTCGTCGTAAGATAGGCGGTCGGGCGGTGGCTCTTTCCCACCCCCGCGCACGGCGGCGAGGGCTTCTTTGCATTCTTCGCACCTGTAAATCTCTGGCTCGTTCGCGCATAAGCAACCCCAGCGGCCTGCCAGCCTCTCCGAAACATCCCGCAGCCGCGCAACCTCGGCCTCTGCCTCCTTGCGCTTTATCTGCTCCTCCAAGGCTTTTTTCGCCATATCGGTTTCGCCGCGCATAGCCGCATTCCGCTCACGCTCAAGGCGGCGGGCGAAGTCGGTCGTAACCTTTCCGTGACCCCATTGGGCCGCATCAGTTTCCGGCGTTGGTGCTTGGTCGTTCATGCCACCATCCCGTTGCACCGGCAGCACGCTGGGACTAGCGCCCGCCCCCACGTGACCCAGCATGTCGGGCACCATCCCGCTGCTGCTGCTACTGACTTCATTTTCTCTTGCTCTTGATTCCATAAAATATTTCTCAGAATGGGTTTTGGCCGTGTGGCCGGTTGATGAGTGGCAGGCGAAACAACAGGATTGGCGGCCGGTGCGGGCTCGACTGGCAAGCTATCCACCCGACTGGGTTGTTGTGATCCGCCCCCGGTTCCACTACCACGCAAAGGCTCGACTGGAAGCAATGCAGCGCGGAGAACCACGCATGATCTTCCGCCGTCGCCTCTTGGTCGGGGTGATCCATCGGAATCCGCTCCCCCCTCTCCATCGCCCCCAACTCCCGAGGAGCGGGGGCGGATGGTTTTGGGGCGGATGCGTCCAGAAACGCCTTGATTTCGGCAGCCTTGGCGGCCTTCTCGGTCTCGGGCGTGATCTTGAGGCCCGCGGCAGGCGCGGCGGGCTTGCTCGCCTTGCTGGCGAGGATTTCGGCTAGGGTTGGCATGGTCGCCTTAGTAGTCGAATTCCTCGATTTTCGGCGCGGCCGCATTGCGGACAATCGCCCCGGCTTCCTGCCAGATGCGAACACCCGGCAGCGGCTTGCCATTGCTGGCCTTGATGACCATGCGGATGGCGGCGTTGTTCGGTTCGAGGACAACCAACTCCGGGCGTGCCTTGTGCAACTCCTCGATGTCGGTCACCTCAAACTTCCATGCCGTCTTGGTCACGATCCCGTCAGGCTTCGGCCCCTCGGCGTTTGCCACGGCAATTTGCGCTTCCGCAATCTTGTCCGCCGCCTCGGCACGGGCAGCATCAGCCGCCGCCTCGTCGCCTGCCGCGTTGGCTGCGGCCTGCTTGCGGGCCATTTCCGCCAATGCTTCCTGTTGCGCTCTGGCTGCCTCCTCGCGCTCTTTCTCGGCCTTCCGGCGAGCTGCCTCTTGGTAGCTGCCGACCATGGCGGAAAGTCGCTTGGCCTCGTTTTCCAGTGGCGTCAAGTAATCCTTGGCCACGGCATCAATGCGGCGGCCGACTTCGAGCACTGGCCCCTTGACATCCTTGCGGCTGTCTTCGACCGAGCGGGTTAGCCCCTTGATGACGGTCAGCGCGGACGCTGCCGCGTCGAGGTCCATGACCGACCCGATGGCCTTGCAGTTGCCGGATGCTTCCAGTGCCACCCGCCGCGCTTCAAACGCGGCGGGGACAATTTCAATGGTCGGCGTCGGGAGTGCCCCGGCGACGGTGATTTGCTGGGATGCGCTCATAGTGGCAACTCCTTCTGTGCGGGGTTGCGGACAACGGCCTCGGCCTCGTCAGAGGTCTTGACCGAGTAGGACAGCTTGACCTTGACCTCGCGCGTCGGGCCGCCGTGGTCGAGTTTCAAGTTGATGCTGACACTCGCGGTTGAGTCATCCGCTCGGATGACGGTGCCTTGAATGCGCTCCCAGTGAGTTTCGAGCAACTCGCCAATGAGGGTTTGCGCGTGCGCGAGTTCGCGCTCGTCGTAGGTTTCCGCGCCCATGGCTAGAAGTCCTCCCCGGCTGTGGCCCCGGCCAATGCTTCTTGCGCGAGCTTGAGGGCCGCCGCCAGCCGCTTGTCATCAGCGGTCGGCTTCTCGTTGGCCTCGTGCTTCGGCAGCCAGTTGGCGACGATTTTCTCGATGGCGTCAGGATCGAGGTCGCGGAGTTCAACGCCTTGGTGTTTGCCCACGTGGACCTTGACCTTTGACCAATCGGCTCCGGCTTGCGTGCCGTCAACGGCTTCCCCGCTGTCGGTGCCTCCGGTTGGCTCGCTGGCCCCGCGGTAGCTGGCCCCCTCGCCCTTGGCCTCGCGGTCCTGCTTGCGGGTGAACTTGCCGGACGGCTTAAGCGCGTCCTTTTTGCAAGGCGTGCAAGCCACAATGTTGGCGTAGGTCTCCCCGTTGTCGGCGTGGTCGTGAGTGATGACCACTTGGGCGGGCATCCCGAGGAGCGTTTCCGTGTCGAACTCGGTCTCTTCAGCCGCCGACAGGTCGCGGCCGAACCATTGCCGCAGGAACTTGCGGAGATTCGCCTTCTCATTGAGGGACGGCGTAAATCCTCGGCTCCATACGCATTGGCGGCTGCCGTCCTCGCGGGCGGGTGCGTCAGTCTCGAAGACGAGGCGGAAAACCTCGCGTTCGCCGAACTTGCTTTGCTGTTTGACCAGAGGAGTGACATCGACGCACACGGCGCGGAATGTTCCCTCTTCGTGGGCGGCAAAGTTGCCGCCGCTTTTCTTGCTCAGTTTCATGTATTTTGTATTTGGTGTTTGAGTGCCCGAGCCGGAAGCCCCCGGCGGCGGGCGGGTGTTGTAGTTAGGGGCTTCTAAAACTTGCGGCTGCGGTTTTGGTGACGGCGCACCATCCACTTGGCCCAGTAAATTTCTTCCTGCGCGGCGTCATAGCCCCGCACCCGGCCAAAGCTGAAGGCGGCGGCCAGCGTGATGACCCAAAAAAGCATGATTGCTGCGAGTGTTAGGTAGTCGTTCATTGGGTTGTTTGGTTGGTGATCCACTTCCGCAGGCGGCGGCTGACCGCACTGGTAAAGGTTGTGACGTTCGGGTGAACGTCCTCGCCATGGGCGCGCAAGAACTCGTGAATGGCCGCATAGCTGTAATTTTTCCGCCGCAACTCCATGACGGCAGGCATCCACATATCGGTTGTGCGGACGGCGCGCTCGGCCCGCGGGGCTGACTTGGCGGCTTTAAGAAGGTCGTTTACCACAACCACGGCCCCCGGTTGATGATGACGCCAGCGAGGATAAAGAGCGGGATGACCGCGAAGCCCGCGGCGTCATCGGCCGTCAGCGGCGGGCAAGTCTCGTCGGCATTGTCCTGCTCGACGCGGGCGCGGAGTTGGATGCGGTCAACCATGCCGCGCAAAATGGCGGGAGGAATGCAGGGGCTTTTGCCAAAGTTGAAACGATGCGGCGGGCGGCCCTTGTAGCCGCAAATGTCGGAAACATCGCCACGATCTAGCGCGGCATTGTGCAACTCTTTCGCCACATATTGCCGGGCGGCAAGGTCTGTGCTTGCCATGAATGCAAAGGCAAGCGCGCTCATCGTGATGCCTCCCGTAGCTTGCGATTGTGCGCCTTGGACTGTCTGACAGTTTTTGCCGCAAAAATGTCTTCAATGACCTTAACAACTTGCGGGGAAAAACTACGGCGTTCGGATTTTGCTTCGATTGAAATTTGCGCAGCGAGTGCGCGCGGGAATGAAATTGTTTTGCGTATGACGTTGTTCATTTTTGGTGCTGGTTTCATCAACTGTCGGACAGTCTGCCGCCTCACTGTCAGACAGTCAATAGAAAATTTTTTATTTTTTTCGGGAGTGCTTAAACGTGGTGTTTTCCCGCAGAAAACGCCGCGCTTCCGGGTAGCGAGTGGCCAACAGTTCAAGCGTGGCCCTCGTGAAATCGCCTGCGAATTTCTCATCTGCTTCCGCTTGAATCTTCGCAGTGAGATCGACCGGAAGCGACAGTGTCTTGCGAATACGCTCCGCAGACCTCCCGTCGTTGGTCTTCTTTGGTTTCATAAGTTAAACTGTCTGACGGTTTCTGCCGGTTGTCAAGCAGTCCTTTTAGGAGCGCGGCGGGCGTTACGCCCTCGCGCTTGGCGATGTTTTTAACCAGTGCGGCAACAATCTCGTCCATTCCCGCAGCGTATCGGGAGGCATAGGACATTCATTGCCCTATGCCTAGTCCCCAAACACCAGCTTAACCAAACCGTAAGACACGATTGCCGGGAGGAAGATCACGACCACGGCGACCGTGTTTGCAATGGCACTAAACGCCCACCGAGGCAATGCCGCCCGCAATTTTTCAACGTCTTGTTCGATGGCTGTGGCGTATCGCCATCCCAGCCCGCCGATACCAAGGCCGACTAGCGCAACAATGGCTTCAAGCACCTTCATACCCTTGCCGCCTCCCTTGCCGCCTTCACCTTGGCCTTGATCCGCTTCCGGTAGCGGGCATTGCGGGCGTAGTAGGCGGCCTTGCGCGCCCGCTCCCGCTCGGCAAAGCCGGGCTCATTCTCCCAGCGCCAGCGGTAATATTCGCGGGTGTAGGCAAGGTATTCCTCCCGGTCCACTCGTGGCATGTCATGTTACTTACCACACTTGCGCTAGTTGCTCAACATTTGCCAAGTGTGACAACTAGCTGTGTCAACTGCTGTGAATTTCACAAACGCAAAAGAGAAAAAGGCGAGGGTCGGAATCGAACCGACGC